TAAAGAGAATGATATCATTCTTTGTGTAGGTTCTAACGGTGGTACACAGACTGTAGATATCTTAGTGATATCTTCTGCTTCTGGTGCTGCTACTGTTACAGTAGTAAACGGATCATAATAGAATGGGGGGTTAATACCCCCCTTCTTACATAGGAGATATTATGGCAATAGCAGCAGCAATAAGAACAGCAGCAACAGCAGCTAAAAATTTAGTTAAAAAAAAGAAATTAAAAGAAGGTTTAAAAAAAGCAGTTAATGTAACTACTGAAAAAACTAGTGCATTAAAATCTAAAGCTCGTGAAGCAGCAACTAAAGTTAAACCAACAGTAGAAAAAGCTAAAGAAAAAATTAAACCAGCTGTAGATAAAACAAAAGAAGTAGCTGGTAATGTTGGAACTAAAATGAAAGAAGCAGCTAGAACTGCTAGTGTTAAAGTTCGTAGAAAAATGGGTCCTGAAGGTAGAGCTACAGCAAAAAGAGTAGGTGATGCTGCTAAGATTGCAGTAGGTGGAACAGTAGGTGGTACTTTAGGTATGGCAACTGCTCCAACAGCTATGGGTGGTATTTTAGGTGCTGGAGTAGGTGCTACACTTGCTAAAGATAAAAAACTTAAAGGTGCAGCAATAGGTGGTGCTGCTGGTGCAGCATTAGGATTAGCCGCTACAGCTGGTCTTGCTTCATCTATGTTAAAATCATCTACACCAAAAGAATCACAGTTTGAATCAGGAAGATTACCTGATGGTAGATATTCTACAAAGTTACAAGATCCTAGTAAAAATAATGTTATTACTGGTAAGTATCTTTCAGATAAAGAAATAGCTGATGTTAAAACTCAATTAGCTATTTTAGATTCTATTGTTACTTCTGATGATCCAAAAGCACAAAGACAACAATTTATTTCTACTGTTGCTTACTTATCACAAAAATACAAAATTACAGCTATAACTGGAAAGAATTTATCTATCCAAATACCTTATGCAGATCAGGTTATGATTCCTAAAAATTATAGTCAAGCTAAGTAATGGCAGTAACAAAAGTAGATATAGCAAGTAGAGCATTAGTTATGATAGGAGCTAATCCTATTTCATCATTTACAGATGATAATACAGAAGCTCTTACAGTTAATAATATTTACGAAGAAATAGTAGAAGCTACTTTAACAAGAGCAAGATGGAGATTTGCAACTGGACAACAACAGTTATCTTTATTAACAGCTGCTCCTACAGGTAGATTTGAGTATGCATATCAAATGCCTACTAGTCCTCAAGTATTACAAATATTAGCAGTTACATGTAATGATGCTCTATTACAATATTCTAGATACGAAGATAAAATCTATTTAAATGGTTATGGATCATCTAGCACAGTAATAATGGATTACTTATTTAGACAAGACGAATCAAAGTTTCCACCATACTTTAGACATGCATTAGTTTATAAATTAGCCAGTGCTTTTGGTGGGGCATTGGCAAGAGATGCAGCAATCATTAGAGAGTATGACCAACTAGGTGAAAGACAAATTCTAATAGCTAAAAACACAGATGCACAAGAAACTACAACTAAAAGGCTTTCAACTGATAGGTTTATTACTGAAAGAAGGAGCAGTCGTAGTGGACTTGTTGTATCTTAATGCCCAGAAAAGTCAGACAAGTTTTTACAAACTTCTCAGCTGGTGAACTCAATCCTTTACTAAACGCCAGAACAGACGCTAAAGCATACTTTGAAGGTGCTAAACAGTGTCGTAATTGGTTTCTTCTAGACGAAGGTGGTCTAATGCGTAGACCAGCAACACAATATACAGCAACACTTCCAGCAGCTGCAAGATTAGCACCTTTTATATTTTCTAATGATGAAATAGCTATCTTTGCTTTATCTAATGGAAGATTAGATGTTTATGATTCTGACGGAGCTGTTATCCAATCTAATATTACAGCAAATGTAAACTGGACTAGCTCTCAAATATTTGAATTAAACTTAGCCCAATTTGGAGATACAGTTTTTGTAACACATAGAGATAATCCTATTATTCAAATTAAAAGAACTAGTGCTACAACATTTACAGTTACAGCTTTTGTATTTGAATTAGATGAAGATGTAGTAGTATCTGGAGCTTATAAAAGTCATACTCCTTTTTATAAATATGCTGATTCAAGTGTTACATTAACTTTATCTACTTCAGCAACTGGTACTGGAAGAACTATAACTGCATCTACAGGTATATGGACAAGTGGTTATGTAGGTCATTACATTAAAGTAGATGGATCTCAAATAAAAATAACTGCATTTAATTCTGCTACAGAAGTAATAGGAACTGTTATTGAAACAGTATCTGGGGGTACTGGACCTCATGTAGATTGGGAAGAAGAATTAATATCTACAGTTAGAGGTTATCCTCAAGCTGTATCATTCCATGATAATAGACTTTGGTTTGGTGGAGTAAGAGATAAACCTTCTGCTATTATTGCTTCTAAAATAGCTGAATATTTTAATTTTGATTTAGGAACTGGATTAGCTGATGAAGCTATTAATGTAGCTATTGCTTCTGATAGAGTAAACGAAGTAAGACACTTATTTTCTTCTCGTAACTTACAAATTTTTACAGATGGTGGTGAATACTTTGTACCAACACCAGCCGATACTCAGGCAATTACTCCAAGTAATATTACTTTTCTTAGACAAACACCTTATGGTTGTAATAGAGCTGCTCCTGTGCCATTTGACGGAGCTACTTTATTTAGTCAAAAGAATGGTAAAACGATTAGAGAATATGTATTTTCAGATATTGAACAAGCATATAAATCAACTTCTGTTTCTGTTCTATCTTCTCAATTAATAGATAGTCCTAAACAACATTCTATGATTACAGGTAACAATGAAAGACCTGAACAATTTGCTTTTTTTTTAAATAGTGGATCTACTCATTCTGGAAAAATAGCAGTATTTCATAGTATTAGAGATGAAAAAATTGCTGGTTGGACTATGTGGGAAACTAAAAGTGGAGATGAATTTTACTCAATAACAGCTGCTAATGAAAATTTATTTGTATCAACTAAAAGAGTATTACCTTCAGGTACTGTTTATTTATTAGAAAAATTTAGTGATACAGATTCAATTACTGTTGATTGTTCTACAACAACTACTGTATATCAAAAAGGAACACCACTAGTAAATGGAGCAAGTCAAACTGGTAATACAATAAATGTAGACGGATTTACAAATGCTCCACAAATACAAGAAAAATTTACTATTGCTGGAGATTCTACAGAATATACTATTACAGCAGTTACTCAAACTGCATCAGGATATAACCTGACATTAAATCAAAACTTAGCTAGTAGCCCAGCAGATAATGCAGTTATAACTATAGTCAATGGTTTTGTTCATACTGTAAATTCTGTGTATGAACCTACAACTGAAATAAATGCAGTCTATGGAAATGGATCTTTAGGAACATTTATTATAGATGCTAATGATAGAATTACCCTAACTAATGCTCCTTTCCCAAGTGGAGTAAGAGTAGGATTTAACTTTACTCCTATTTTAGAAACTATGCCTATTGACAAAGAAATTGACACAGGACCTTTAACTGGACAGCCAAGAAGAATAAACAAAGCTATTGTTGATATCTCTGGTGGATTAGATATAACTATGAAAGGATCAGATAGATCATCAAAGGAGCTAGTAATACAACAAGTGAACTTTAATATTAATACTGATTTACAAGCTGTTACAGATAAAAAGGAATTTAGTTTTTTAGGTTATAGTACATCACCTACTATTACTATTTCACAAAACGATCCTTTACCTCTTAAAGTATTAGGACTAGCTATGGAGATACAATTCGCATGAGTGCATCACAAGCCTTAATGATTAGTGCTGTTGTTGGTGCTGTTGGTACAGTATCAAGTATTAGAGCGCAACAAGCAGCATTAGCAAGAGAAAATTTTAGATTACAACAAGAAGCTGAAATGGCTAAACTAGCTGCTATTGAAGAAGAAAATGCAAGAACAAGACAATTACAGGAAACAATAGCAAACAACAAAGCATTTGCTTCTATTGCTGGATATTATGATGATTCTCGAAGTTTCTTAAATATAAACAAACAAGCAGAAAAAGAAGCAGTTAAAGATATAGAAACTATTAGATTAATGGGACAGTCGGTTCAAACTAAATACAGTCAAATGGCTTTTGAAAATAAACTTAAAGGACAACAACTAACATTTGGAGGGTATACAAGCGTTATAGCTGGTTTAACAACTGGTTATGGAACAGCTAAATATTATAAAACATAATGGCATTAACTAGAGGAAACAGAGATAAAGTAACTACAGTATCATCTATTCAATCAAGAATGGGTGTTGTTGGAACTTATGACGGAGATGCTATTGCAACAGCAGCGGCTGCTATTGGAGAAAGTTTAGATATTTATTCTCAAAGAATGATTACTATGGAAGAAGAAGGATATAAAGCTGACTTCCAAATAAATACTATTAAGACTATTAATAAATTTGCAAGAGAACATAGATTAGATCCAGAAGGATTTACTAATGCTGCACAATCTTATATTGATGGATTAGTATCAAAAGCACCAGAAAGATTTAAAAATTGGTCTAAACAATATGCAAGTTTAAAGGCTGCACAAGAAGCTGATATTATTTTTAATAACAAATACAATGCAAATCAAATAGATAAAATAAAACAAAATGAAGCTGCAAGTTCTGTAGTTGTAGATGACAATCTTAGAAAAATATATGGAATGGGAGTTAGTGAGTTTGATACTTATTGGCAAACTAGTCTTTTGCCTGAATTAGGTGAAATGAACATATCTTATACAAATCTATACAATAGTTTAGATCCTCAATATAGATCTGGTATGATGTTACCAGAAGAAAAATTAAGAAGTTATAAACTAGCTTTTGAAGGTGCTAGACTTAACTCTAAAATTAAAGACTTATTGTCTGTAGCTGTTGCACAAGATCAAACAGATTATCTCGATCAAAATATTCCTTATGGAACTGGAGATACAAACTTAGAAAAAGCTGTTAAAGAAATTAAAAACAATTTGTTAAAAGAATACATTAATGATCCAAAAGATGAAGATAGTCCTTTTGCAATATTAACAAATTCCTCTACAGGAGAAAGAGAAGATTTAGCAGATAGAGCTTCAGATTTTATTGACAGTTTTGTAAAACAACAAGAAAAATTACAAAATAAAATAGAAACACAACAGCAAGTAAATATTGACGAAAGATACAATCAAGTTAAAGGTGCTATACAAAATTTCCAAGAAGAAGGTAGACCTAATAATTTAAAACAATTAAATCTAATGACAGATCAAATGGGCTTTAGTGATGAACAAAAAGCTGATCTAACAAGAGAATTTAATATAGCTACTGTTATTGAAAACTATGGAAGCAGAAAAACTATAAATTTAGATTCTGATATAGGATCAGCATACAGGTTATTATCAGATGAATTTGGTTACGAAGATATAACTTTAGAAGATGTTAAAGAAAAAATTATTAACTATAAAGTTATAGACTTAATTAACTTTGATTATGTTCCTGAAGAAGGTATGCCTTCTATGAGAACACTAGCAACTATTGATTATGGTTTTGATATAGCAAATGATACAGCTAGTGATGATTTAGTTAAAATATCTCAGTTTGCATCTAATAATGGTGTTATTCCTAGTGAGTTAAATGAATTTATAAACTCAGCTAAAGGATTAAATTATAAAACAGAAGCTGATCGTATGCAATTAGCTGAAATAGCTTATACTGTTAATTACTTAACAACTAGAGCTGGATTTGCAATAGACGGATTAGAATCGGAAATGGTAGGACCATTAATGGATTTACATGATATGATTAGCAAAATGCCTAGAACAGAAAATGATCCTATGGGTATTTCAGAACAATCAGCATTTGAATACTTTTTTTCTAAAATAAACAAAGATTCTTCTGTAAGAGATGAAATAGATCTTAAAATAGATAGTATTTTAGTAGGTGAAGATATTGATATGGATAATATGATTCTTAAAGCTATTAAAGATGAACAGAAAAAACATTTTGGAATCCATAGCAAAACACCTATAGGTATTACTACAGAAAATTATTTAACAGAACCGTTAATAAATTGGGGTCCTCTTAAATGGTTAAAAGTAACTAGTGATGATTTAGTTCAACAAGATATAGATATTGTTAAAGAAGAAATTACACCTTTAATAAGATTGTATTTAAATAATCATTACATTAAACCTGAAGAAGTAAACAAATATAATGTAAAAAAATATTTAGAAGAAGCAATTAAAATGAGTTTTACAACATTAGGTAATAGAGGTTATGGAGTAGAATAATGGCTAATATAGTTAAATATCCAATTTATCAAACTTATGAAAATATGGGAATGAGCAAAGAGGATATAGAATATGATGCAGTAGATACTATTCTTAATAGAATTTATGGTATGAGCGAAAGAGAAAGAAATGATTTAGGGCTAACACAAGATTGGTTAGATTCTAATAATTTATATACCTATATCCGTAATGGTAGAATTAAATTTACTTATGATGAAAGATCAAAAGGTCCAATGCCTAAATACCATATTCATGCTGATATTGATGGTGATGGAGTTTGGAACGCTATACCTAATCCTAGCAATCCTGAAGTGTCTTTTATGCCTCAATCTACTATAAAAAAATATAGACCAGATACTTTGTCAAGAGTAAAAGCAGAAGTATTTGATGATTACTATAATAGCTTTTTAGACAATTTAGACAAAACAACTGGATTAGAAAAAAAGTATGGTTTTGATATTAGAAAAACACCTATGCTTAATAATGCAGTAAGAACTATATTTAATTTTGGAGCAAGTGCTATAGATTATGGTAAAGAGTATTTGGATAATGTAGAGCTGTTTTTTAAAGAAACACCTTTTTTACCAGATGTTAAATTTGACTCAGAATCACTAAGAGATATAGTACAAGAAAGACAACAAGAATCTTTAATATATGAACAAAATAAACAATTATATCAAGACGAATACAAAACAGCTAAATATTCAGGAGTATTTCAAATGAGTAAAGACGGAGCAAGATTACAAACTAATAATATATTTATGGACAATACAGGTAAATGGGAAGGTGGATTCCATAGTATTGTTTACGATCCTAGATTTAGAGGATCATATACCCCTGATATACTAGGTGGTCCAGATGTAAAAACTATGAGTGAAAATTCTAAAATTACTCAAGAGTTATATGATTACATGACAGGAGAAAAAGGAGATCCTACTATTGGTTATGGTTTTTCTATTAATCCAAATACAGATGGTGGAAAAGCTAATATTCAAAGACTTAGAGATTTAGGATATAACCCTGAAAAAATTCTTAGAGGTGAAGAATTTTTATCTATGGAAGATGCTCAAAGAATGTTCATAGAAATATTAGATGAAAAGTTCCAATTAGTGCAAAACATTATTGGAGAAAGATTAGATGATAATAGAAATACATTCTTAGCAGCTGCATTAACAGATATGGCATATATCAGTAGTAAATTTATAGGAGATAGATTCCAAAAAGCATTAAAGAATTATATGGAAACAGGAGATCAAAAATACTTAGGATCATTTGAACCTTATGGAGAAGGAACAGGAGCAGTTAGAGGATCTGAACTAGATCAATATGAACCTACTATTGGTCAAGAATTATATAATGACGGAATGGCTAACAAAGAAAAAGGATTAGGTGGAATCTACAAAAGATTTAATAATAACTGGCAGTTAATATCTGCATGGGCTAATGGTCAAAGTACACAATTCCCACAGTTAAGATATGAAGATGCACCTGATGTTATTAAATAATGGGAGATGTTTTTGTTAATACAGGTAAGGCTTATTCTTCAACCCTAGATATTACTCCTCGTACTAACTATCAATTTACAGATTTATTAGCTGATTTTAAAAATGTAGGACAAGGATTTCTAGATGAAAATCTTATTGCTATTGGAATTAAATCTGCTGTTGATTATATGTTTAATACAAACAGGCAACAGTTTGAAGTAGATGATGAATACGATATTTTTGCAGATCCTCAATTTATTGGATATGAAAATTTAATTGGTAATTTTATTCAAGCTAAAAATCAAACACATGCAACTAAGTTATTTAATGATTTCAAAGAAAATCTAAAAAAAGGATATGGATCACCAGCCTACATTATGGGTAGAGTGTTAGGTGGTTTTACAGATCCTACTAGTTTATTTATGTTTACTAAAGCTGGTCAGTTTTTAATGACTGGAAGTCGTTTAGCTAGAGCTGGAAAAGTAGGTGGAGTTGTAGCAGCAGAAGAACAAGTTAAAAGATTGTTTGATGATAAAAGAACCACAGGAGAATCAGCTTTGATTACTGCTGGTGGATTTATTATTCCTAGTTTGTTTCCTACCATTAAAGGAAAAAATGCAGCTAAAAATTTTGATAAAAGTGCATCTATGTTAGATGATGCAGATGATGTAGCTATGAGTGGTAGTGCTGGTGCGGCTCAAAACAAAAGAGCTAAGATGATGACAGATGAAGATTATGCTGAATTTAATAAAATTAAATCTACAGGATTAGGTGTATTTGGAGAAAAAGGACCTTGGAATCCTGTTTTTAGAGTTTTAAACAATGGTATCTCAGCATCTCAAGAATATATAGAAAAAGTATTAGAAATCCCATTATTGCAAAACAAAAACTTTAAAAGAGGAATTACAGAACAAAGTATTGAAAGAAAAGTAAAGTCTAAATATTACATTATTTACCAAGCTGAACAAGCCATTGATAATCTTTATAATGATTATTTAAAATCTATGGGAGTTAAAAATCAAAACTGGGGTGAAAGATTAATAGGCATAAAAGTAAATAGAGGTAAAAACGTACTATCTCCTAGTGAATTTAGAAAAGAAATATTCTTAGCTAAAATGAATTTACCTAATAAAAATATACCTCAGGCTAAACAAGCTGCTATAGAAGTTGATAAATTTGTTTATAAAAAACTAGGTCAAGAATATATTGACGTTGGTGTGCCTTTAAACTGGCATAGAGCTTACTTAGAAAAAGCAAATAAAATTACAGCTAGTCTTAGAGAAAAATTTGCAACAAGAGGACTAACTGTTAAAGGTCAAGAAGCATTAGCTAAATGGGAAAAAATAACTGCAAGACTAGAAAGCAGAATTAAGATGTTTGAAAGTGGTGAAGGGCTTAGAAAAAATTATGTCAATATCGTTTGGAAACGAGATATGATTGAAGCTAACTGGGAAGAATTTAGTGATTTATTAAGAGAAACAATTAAAAAAAGATACCCTGAAATAAAAGGTGAAGAACTAGCAAAAATAGTTGCATCATTTAGAAAATATCAACCAGTTATAGCTTATGATAAAATTGATGATTTATTACTTAAAGGAGAATTAAATCCAGAAAAGATTGAAAAGATATCTAGTAGATTCTTTGCAAGAGATTTAGATATTAACTTAGAAGATTTTGTTAATGCTGGATATATTGAAACAGACATACAAACTTTACAAAAATTATATTTTAATCAAGTTGTTCCAGATATTGAAATAACTAAGGTGTTTGGAGATCCTTTAGGATTAGGTACACAATGGAAACCAGACGGAAAATATACTGTAGGAATACAACAAATAGCTGATGAATATGATGAACTTATAGCAGCTGCACCAACAATTAAACAAAAGAATAATTTAGCTAAAAGAAAAGATGAAATATTAGCTGATTTAGATGCTTCTATTCATTTAATTAGAGGTACTTATGGTTTAGCTGATGATCCTAATAGAGCTATTAGTAGAGGTATTAGAATGATGAAATTATATAATTCTCTTAGTATGCTAACAGGAATAGCTCAAGTAGTTGATACTGCTAGATTAGTTATGATTAATGGTGTTGGTAAAACATTTAGAACATCATGGGAATTATACACTTCTAACATGGGTAAACAGATATTTAATATGTCTAAAAGATCTGCTCAATTAGGTGGTGAAGCTATGGATCTATGGAATAGTTCTCGTGCTATGAGTATGTATGATGTTGGAGATGCTTTTGGAGTTTATAATAAATTTGAAAGAGGATTAAGTTCGGTTGGTAATCTATATTTTACATTCTTAAATTTATCTAACCCTTGGAATACAGCTGTTAAATCTATGGCTAGTTTCTTTAATGGAACTAGAATATTTGAGTCTGTAGAAAAATTAGCAGCTGGAAGTATTAGCAAAGTAGATAGAGCTAGATTATTAAGTTTAGGTATTGATGATGCTATGGCTAAAAGAATACTAAAACAATATCAACAACATGGTGTTGGAAAAGGTGGTAAAACTAAATGGACTGAATTAGGAGATGATTATAAATATTTAAGAGTAGCTAATTCTGATGAATGGACTGATGAGGTTGCAAAAGAAGCCTATAACAATGCAATAGGTAAACAAGTAAATATTGACATTGTTACACCAAGTAAAGGTGATGTGCCTTTATGGGCTAATACTGAAGTAGGTGGAATGATAGCTCAGTTTAAAAAGTTTGGTATGGCATCAACACAAAGAATGTTAATGCGTGGATTACAAGAAAAAGATATGAATCAATTACAAGGGATATTACTATTATTAGCTGCTGGAGCAGCTGTAGATGCCTTTAGACAAAGAGCCTTTGATAGAGATTATAGTAAAAAACCATTCGGTCAAAAAATTGTAGACGCATTTGACAGATCAGGTATAGGTGGAATATACTCAGATGTTAATAATGCTATTGAAAGATTAGGTAATAATCAGATAGGATTAAGACCATTACTAGGAGCAAAAAAACCATATGGCACTTATAGAGATTTCTTTAATAATCCTGTGCCTGATATACTAGGTCCAACAGCTAGTCAAATAGCTAATATTGCTGATATTGCTTGGACTTGGGGTACAGGTAAATACAATCATCACACTGCTCGTAATGTGCGTAGACTATTACCATTCCAAAATGTATGGTTTTTAGATTCTATCTTTGATAAAATGGAGAAAGACGTACTAAGATAATGAGTATAACAATATCAGACACCAGCCCTAGAGTACAATATACAGCTACATCTGGTCAAACAACTTTTTCTGTTCCTTTCGAGTTTTTTGATGATGATGATATAGTAGTAATTAATACTAACGCTGGTGGTGTAGATACTACCCTAACTAAATCTTCCAATCCTTCTTTAGTTACAGAATATTCAGTATCTGGTGCTGGAGAAACTGGTGGTGGTTCTATTACTTTAGGTGCTGGTGCAACGCTTAATGATAAATATACTATCTATAGAGATCTTCCTATAGCTAGAAGTACAGATTTTCCTAACTCAGGTACGTTTCCTATTGAAACACTTAACACAGAATTAGACAAAATTGTTGCTATGATGCAACAAAATGAAAGAGATTTCAATTTTACAGTAAAAGCTAAAGCAACAACATCTACTGCTTATGGATTAACATTCCCTGAATTAGTTGCAAATAAAATATTATCTGTTAATAGTGCTGGAAATGGTCTTATTTTCTCACAAGAAATAGGTAACTTTAGAGGGAATTGGGCTGCAAGTACAGCTTATGTTCAAAGAGATTTAGTTAAAGATACTAGTAATGGAAACATTTATATTGTTAATACAGCTCACACTTCTAGTGGTTCTCAGCCATTGTCTAGTAATGCCAATAGTTCTTATTATGATTTAATTGTAGATGCTGCTTCAGCAACCAGCGCGGTTAGTGCTGCATTAGCTAGTGCGACAGCCGCTGCCGCTTCTGAAACTGCTGCTTCCGCTTCTGAAACTGCTGCCGCTGCTAGTGAATCAGCTGCTGCTACATCAGAAACTAACGCTGCAACATCTGCTTCTACAGCTTCTACTCAGGCAAGTAATGCTGCTAACTCAGCTAGTGCTGCTGCAACAAGTGCTACTAATGCAAGTAATAGTGCTAGTGCTGCTGCAACTTCAGCTAGTACAGCAACAACGCAAGCATCACTAGCTCTTAATTATTCACAAGCTGCTTATTCTTCTAAAACTTCTGCTGAGTTAGCTGAAACAAATGCTAAT